GGATAGAAGTAGATTACGGTGTAATCGTGCTTTAACGGATCGTAATGTTCTGTGACAGAAACTTCTACGAATTCATTATCTTTATTGACACCCTGCAATTTAAATGCAGGAAACTTCTCTCCTACTCCAATCATGTTAAGTCAAACTCCTCATTAATACTGTCGTCCGCATTAGAGTTTGCAGAACCACTTCTGATTCTGTCTAATAATTCTTTTTGTGCATCCGCAGTAGGTCTTGGTAGGACTTCATCCATTGATTTAAGGTCGACAATGAGTTCTTTCTCTTTGTCTGTAAGTGGTCTTGGTTTACACTTAAGTGGCTGTAATTGATACTCCACATTGTAAGCCATAGGGCCAGTCTTAATTCTTTTGAAATAAACATCCCAACCTGTTTCTGGGTCGGCAGGATCGCCTAAGTCTTCAGCTGCAATTATGATTTGCTCTAAAAGTTTCTTCTTTAGATTAAGAACTTTTATTTTGCCACCATGTATACATTGTATAGCATATGACCATGTGCATTTCATATCTGGGTGGTATTCTCTTACCCAGTCTTTTTCGATATTAGTAAACGCTTCTTTCTGTCTATCAAATGATAAGCACTCGAAAGGAACATTCTTATCGTTCTCTCCTTTTAGCCAGTAAACATATCTTGCACATACGTCTCCGATCATTCTTACTGTATTATCTCCTTCTACATAAGTGTAGCTCTCGATCTTTCCTTTTTGGGCTTCGCCCTTTAATTTATTAAATGTTAATGCCATTGCATTTCTCCTTTAGTAACTTCCTCAAACTTAAAATGTATTCTACCATTTTTTACTTGAAGTAGTCTGTTTTTTATTAATATATCTTGCTTTCCTGTATAGACCAGCAAGTCCAGTGTGGTATCTTTTCTACTACGATATTCAAATACATTGCGGAGTGAAGCGATACCTGCATACTGCGCAATCTCCACATCTGAATACCTGTTTCGTTGGATAAGTAAAGGTTCAGGATTAGCCAAAAAGCTATCGCCATGAAAGCTCTTTTGCCAAAACTTAAACCGCCTATCCTTTTTATTGATTGGAGGTTCTTTTTTATAAGTCAGAATATATAGGATAGCAACTATGTCACCAACCTTTCCATTCGTCTCTTTTAGTATCTTTTTCCAATTATAGAGTATCATTATATCAAATATTTAACCATATGTCAAGAAGTATTTTTCCATGCTCATATCGTCTCAACTTCATAGCCTTGTTTCATGTAATACCCCATTCTCGCATTTGCCTGACGACTTGCTGTTTTACCGACTAAGTGGATATCTACTATAATCGGTTGAGGTTTATTTTCATTTAATCTAATTATACGTCCTATGAGCTGAGTAAGTAAAGGTTCATTATTAATTGGAGTTGCTAATATTATACAACTTAAACAATCTAATGATATTCCCTCAGAAAATATACTTTGTGTTCCAAACAATACATCTTTGTCCCCAAAGATTTGTTTTATTATGTCAGGTCTTTGTTGGTGTGGAATATCTCCAGTAACACATATAGAGTTTTCTCCCACAAGTCTGTTACATTGCTTTAGAAAATCAACTCTATCACTAACGACTAAGACCTTATGACCTGTAGCCGCATATTTTGCCGCTAACATTGCCATCATGTTTTGGTACTCCCAGTTGTATGCTATTGCATTTATACGAGAAGCCCATGGTGTATTTGCACCATCTGGAAATCTTATTCCCGACTTGAGAACATGTACTTTTGGTACTAAATAGTTCTCTTTTGGTGGTTTATACACATTTGTATTAAAGTAATCACGAAAGACAACATGACGTCCGTCCTTTCGTTCCATTGTACCTGTTAATCCAATTTTATACCTTGCTTTACTAGCATCTACAATACGAGTAAAAGTAGGACTGGATACGTGGTGCATTTCGTCAAGTATAACAGTTCCAAAAACGGAACCTATATCCGACATTCTACGATAAAGAGTCTGTACATTACCTACTACAATTGGAGCGTCAATATCATACTGACCACTACCTATTATACCAGGCGTAATTCCAAAGACTTTCTGTACTTCTTTTTCCCACTGCGATCGTAACGCTAAAGTGTGCGTTACAATCAATGTTTTCTGTTGAAGCTTATTTGCGATAGCTAAAGCCGTAAATGTCTTTCCCCAACTGACCCACGCGTTAATTATACAACTGTCAGTGACATCGTCATATACCGTCTGTTGCGAAGGTCGTAACTTAAACTTAAATTCAAAAGGTTCTATTGGTGAGTCAGTACGCTTATCGACTATCTCGTAATCCTCTGGTATCAAATCCGTTCTTCCGCTAGGTATGGTGATCAAACCTTTTCGAACTATGCCCATATTCTTTATTATAAAAGGTGGGTCTAAAGGATTTCGTGGAGGTATAGAATATGTTAACTCATCATCAAGTTTTGACTGCAAAGTATTACTTACTTCCATGAATATTCTGTTGCTCAATACTGCTTTCATTATCGGTGTCTCCAAGGATTAATATTAATAGAAGTTCTTCTACCCCTAAATAGTTCGACATGGTGCAGTATACCTGGTCTAAACACTATAAGCCTATTAGCTTTCGGTGTTATTCGAACATGGTCTTCTATAATTAATTTTCCTCCTTGTAAATTTTTATCTTCAATAGGATAAAACACGGTTGAACAGATAGGATATACTAACTCCCCTGTTTCTTCATATATAATTTCATCTTTATCAAAGTGTACATTACTTGGTCTTGTATTTTTATGTGACCAATATTCATACTCATTCATATCTGATAAATCAAAATATTTACCCGCGTGTTCTAGTATATTTTTTGCAAACTTTTGCATTGGAACTTCTTCATCTAAAGTAAAGAAATCATTATAATGTGGGTATTTTTTCTCAATAAATTCATTATTTACAGAAATAAATTCTTGTAAATCTTCATTACTAAATACATCATCTATAATTACTATCATATTTTACGCCAAGTTTTCTTTTGCTTTTCTTCGGTGAGTGAATATAAAATAGCAGGTTGATTATTCATATATAATATACTTGCATATTTCATTAATGCACTAGGTGGTCTCTTTACCACAAAAGGAAACGGAATATCTCTACACCAAATAAGAGTAGCGATATCCCGTTTCTCGGTTTTCTCAATTTTATGACTAATTACACTACATGATGTTTTCTTTACCCAGCGGAAAAATTTGCCATTACTGTCAATATAAAATTGACCTTTGTGATGAACAAACTCAGTAAAGCTTTCTATCATCACTTTTAATCTGTAAAGATTCTTATGTGGTGTTTGTAATCTGCGTAGTCCTAGACTATCGCCAGTCATATTTTTATCGTCTACGATTTGAGTGTCGCAGAAGAGTAGCCCGTCTCTTTCTTCTATTTCATCAGAATGAAGAACATAGATAGGCCATCGTATGTCATTCAGATTCATACTTCTTTTTAAACTTTCCAAGAGAGTAGTCTTCGTCTACGTCGAAGTCACAACCAATTGGGCAGCCTGGGATTGAAAGTCCTCTATCTTTTTGCACATTTCTTAAAAGTATATCATTATACTCTTGAATATAATCATCGTCTACTTCTGCAAGTATTGAGTCATGAACTAGAGCAAAAATCTTCATATTTTTCTTGTACCCTCTTTCACATATCTCTTTGTGAGCATCGATAGCGCCTAATAAATTGACATCAGACGCCACCGATTGAACGAGAGAATTGATACCTGATCGAACTTCATGGGCAGCAATTGCTTTATCTGTAGAACGAACATTTGGTAATCTTCTCTTTCTGCCAAAAAAAGAATAGACATAAGTCTGTTTTTCGATAAGTTTCTTACAATCATCTAACCACTTCTTCAGTTTATGAAACTGTTTAAAGTAATCTTCGATAACTTCTTTAGCTTGACTTGTGCTAAAGTAAGTGCCACTATCTTTGGTAACTTGTTCACTAATCTTTTTTGGCCCAGCACCATACATGATACCGAAAGTAACAGCTTTTGCCATTTGTCTTTCAGTAGAATAGTACTTAGCAACATCATCAACATCACAATCTAGATTGAAAACTAACTTCGCAATATTACTATGGAAGTTACCGCCTTCTTGGAATACTTTTTGCAGTGCTGTATCTCCTGCGATAACAGCAGCACAGTATACCTCAGCGGTTGTTAAGTCCATAGCAACAATTTTCTTGCCTGGCTTAGCTTTGATACAACCTTTTACAATTGGATTGTCTCTAGGAATCTGTTGCATATTCATTTTACCACTAGACGAGAGACGCCCAGACGTTGTTCCGTGTAAATT